CTGACGCTCCAAGCGACCTTCGATATTATTGCACTGTTCATGGTAATGGAATGGGTAACACTATTACAATGACAAACCCCAGTACAATTACAACTACAGTTCAAATTCAAGGAAGTCAAACAGTAAATCCTTATGGAGTTCCAGATGTAACTGCACAAGCACCACAAGAAATTTACAAAATAGATAGAAAATCAGTAGAGAACAGAGATGTTGTTACTTTTGAGTTAGCAGCACCATTTGATCTTGGCGGAATAAGAGTTCCTGGCAGACAATGTACAAGAAGTGAATTTCCTGCTATTGGTTCGTTTATTCAATGATGTGGCAACAAGACGCTTTACTACACGCTAAAGAAGAAGACCCGAAGGAATCTTGCGGTCTTTTAGTGAATGTCAGAGGAAAAGAAAAATATTATCCTTGTCGTAATTTATCTATGACTTCTTATCAATGTTTTATTTTAGATCCAGAAGACTATATTCGAGCATCTAATAGTGGAGACATAGTTGCAGTTATTCATAGTCATCCTACGACTTCTCCTAATCCAAGTGAAGCAGATAAGATGCACTGTGAAGCAAGTAATTTACCTTGGCATATTGTTAATCCAAATACAGAACAATGGGGTTATTATGAACCAAAAGGTTATAAGCCTCCTTTGATAGGAAGGGAGTATGTTTGGGGCATACTTGATTGTTGGTCTTTAGTAAGAGATTGGTATAAAGAAGAAAGAGATATTGTTCTTAGAGATTGGGAAAGACCTTTAACTCCCGAAGATTTTCTTAAAGATCCTATGTTTGAAAGATGTGCTGAAGCTACTGGTTTTAAAGAGTTAAAGCCAAACGAAAACTTAAAAGATGGCGATTTATTATTTATGTCAATTTTAGGAAATGGTTTAAATCATGTAGGTATTTTTATAAAAGGGGATGTTTTACATCATTTAACAGATAGACTAAGCTGTAAAGAACCATACTCACCTTGGTTGCAAAAATGTACAGGTAAGAGGTTGCGTTATGCTGCGTAAATTAAAACTATATGGAGAGTTGGCTGAGTTTGTCGGTCATAAAGAATTTGAGATAGAAGCGATTGATCTTACCAGAGTTACAAGTTTTCTAATAAACAATTTTGAAGGTATAGAAGAGTATATGAATCATAGATATTATCAAGTAAAAGTAGGAGATTACACCATTGATAAAAGTGAACTTCTTGATCCTATAGGTGAACAAGATATACATATTGTCCCTGTGATAGCTGGTTCAAGTGGTGTTGGTAGGACAATATTAGGTGCTGTATTTATTGGTGTAGCTATTGCGACAGGTGGTGCTAGTTTGACGTTTGGTGCTGGAGGATTTAGTGCGGTAGCTGGTTCAAGTATTGGTATGAGTGTATTAGCTGGAAATATTGGTTTGTATTTAACACTTAGTGGGATAGCTGGAATGCTTACTCCCACTCCAGAAGCCCCCACCGAAAGTCCAAGTGCTGCATTTGCATTTGGCTCGATCCAAAATACAAGTCGTGCAGGATTGCCTGTTCCGATAGTATACGGAGAGATTGTCGTTGGATCATTGGTAATCAGTGCAGGATTAGATGTAGAGGCTGTTAAGGTATGACTGAAGAAATTATCCAACCTATAAGAGGTGCTGGTGGTGGCCCTAAACCTAAACCGCCAAAGATTGCAAAAGATAACTTAAACAGTAAAGAATTTGCGACCATATTAGATTTGTTATCTGAAGGAGAGATAGAAGGTTTTGCCTCTGCTTCCAAAGAAGGTATTACTAATAAAAGTTCACAAAGATATTTAAACGCTTCACAGAAAGACATTTTTGTAGATAAGACCCCTCTTTTAGCTGCTGATGCTAATTCAAACGATCCTAAAGCAAAAGATTTCTCGTACCAAGGTGTTGAATTTGATGCAAGATTTGGAACGGGTAATCAAGATAGAATGGATGGAGTAAAAGGCACTGAAAATACAATACAAGTAAATATAGAAACACAAAGAAATGTATTACACCCTGCCCCACCAATTACTGATTCAGAAGTTGATCGTGTAAGAGTAATAATTATGACTCCAAGACTACAATCACAGACCAAGAAGGGAGACATAAAAGGTGCTACAATCAATTACAAAATATTCATCCAATATAGCGGTGGAAGTTATACAGAAGTAATAGATAGTAAGATATCAGGTCGTACTGGAGATTCTTTCCAAAAAGACCACAGTATAAAACTTGATGGAGCGTTTCCAGTTAATGTCGCTGTTAAAAGAACTTCTGCAAACAGTACTGATAGAGTGCAGAGAGACTTATTTTTTCAAAATATTGTCGAACTTAAAAATAGTAGAAAAAAATATCTTAATAGTGCCTACACAAAATTAAGAGTAGATTCTGAATATTTTACAAGAGTTCCAAGTAGACTTTTTAGGATAAGAGGAATAAAGGTAAGGATACCAGCAAGTAATAGCACAGGAACTCCTACAGTAGATTTACAAACTGGAAGAATAATTTATCCTGATGGTTACATTTTTAATGGAGTTATGGGAGCAGCTACATGGTGTTCATGTCCTGCGATGTGTTTATTAGATTTATTAACTAACCATAGAGGGAATGATTTTCCTAGTTATGGTTTAGGCCCACATATATCTCCTGATCAAACAAACGATTCAACTAAATTTCAGAATATTGATTTATTTTCTGCAAGTAAGTTTTCTAACGAACTTGTTGATGATGGTTTTGGAGGTCAAGAAGCTAGATTCTCCTGCAATGTAAATATCTCAGGATCAGGAGAGGCTTACAATGCAATAAATTTAATGGCATCTTGTATGCGTTGCATACCTGTTTGGTCAAACGGAACTATATCTCTTGTTCAAGATCGCCCTAAAGACTCAGCTTTCTTGTTTAATTTATCTAATATTTCATCTCAAGGATTTTCATATTCTGGTTCTAGTTTAAAGACTAGAAGTACGGTCATAAATGTTGCTTATTTCAACATGGAAACAAGAGAAATTGATTATGAAACAGTAGAAGCTACGGAAGAATTAAAAAATAAGCTAGGAATTGTGACAAAAACCGTGACAGCTTTTGCTTGTACAAGTAAAGGCCAAGCAAGAAGAGTTGGAAAATTTATTTTGTTTAGCGAAGCACTAGAAACTGAAATTTGTACATTTACTACTTCTATAGAATCAGGGGTTGTAGTAAGACCTGGAACTGTTGTTTCTATTGCTGATCCCGTAAGAGCTTCAGTAAGAAGAGGCGGAAGAATTAATTCAGCAACATTAAGTGAAATAATTGTTGATAACGATACTGAAACAGACCTTACAGATACAGATGGAGCAACTATAAGTGTTATTTTACCTAATGGAATAGTAGAAACTAGAAACGTATTAGGTGTATCTGGAAAAAATATCACATTAACAACTCCACTAACTCAAATACCAAATGCTAATGCACCTTGGTTACTAGAAACCACAGGACTTAAAGCTCAAAAATTTAGGATAGTA